GGAAGTTGATTGGACAGCCTTTTGGCTTAGGTGCAGCGGTTCCTGGAACTATCGCCTGCGCAATCGCAATGATTTTTGTCAGTCTGGCAACCTATAAGAAATCTCCTGCTCAATATCTGACAGTCGAGTAATACTATCTCAAAAGGGTACGAAGCTACAGTTAGTTTCGTACCCTTTTTAATAGCATAAGACTCAAATACTAATGTGCATATTCTGGCCTGTTTAACTGTATAAATCCCAACTGCTCCCGTTGTCTACATAGGGTGCGTACAAATCCCAACTGGAGCCGTTGTCGATGTAAATCTGGTAACCCTCATAAGCAGATCCGCTATCAATGTAGACCAGACCTTTGGAACCCCAGGTGGCATAGAGGGTTACATTGCCGCTCGGGGTGTAGCTTCCGGTGACACCGGAGGCTGCTGTACTGCTTGTGGCCCATCCCAGGAAGTCGTAGCCGCTCCGGGTAGGCGTAGGCAAGGTCACCGCCGCCGTGGTTGTAGACGAGGTATAAATTGCGTACAGATACAGCGAGGCGTTGGTAGAATAAGTCTGACCGGAAGTATAGGACGTTCCGGTGCCGCTGGAGTTGGTATTCCATTTGCTGAAGGTGTATCTGGTTGTCCGGGCTGCCGTCAGTGATGTGGTACTGCAAGTACCGCCATTGGCATTCAGTGTTACTGTGTACGATCCCGCCGAGGCATTGGCCTTGGTGGGTTTCGTGCTACTGATGGTCGTGGACGTACCATAGGTCTTGTAGTGGGTGTTTGGTGCGCCACTGCCGCCGTTGGCATTGTATTGAATGGAATAGGTTGTGGTGGCATAGGTGACAGATGCGTAACCGTTCCATGCGTTGTTTATACCAAAAATATGACTGGTACTCTTGGTATACAAAAACAGATAATACGAAGTATTCTTGCTGAAGGACCCGGAAAAAGTCATGGTCACTTCTGTGGGAGAAGTGGAATTTGTGGAGATGCCGGTTTTGCTTACTTCGCTGCCGATGGCATTGGTACGGAAGGTACTCGCTGTATCGCTTGATCCACTATCCGTATAGGTGGTACGAAGGCTGCCGTATAACGCGCCAGTTGTCGTGCCGCGGCTGTAGACTTCAAAAGAAATGGACAGAGCGGAAATGCTTCCAATTTTGGCATCATTGGGTGTGGTGACCTGGATAATCACACCATACTTGTTGTTGCCGCTTGGGTCTGAAATAGAAGCATTGATACCGGTGCTGCCACCATCGGCTGCCCAGGAGCCACTTGTCGGATACCAGATTTTATTGGCTCTGGCTCTCCAGCCAATTACGCTTGCACTTGTAGACGGCATAGATTACACCTTCTTGAAAAAAATTCTGCCCTTTGTACCTGCGGTCGGCAGAGCCGTTCCGTACTGGTTGGCACTCAAGACCGTGTAGCCCGCTGCAAACAGATTGGCAAGGCCGGTAGCACCATTGCTGGAACCGGTACCGCCCTTGGCGATGGTCACGGCGGCATCCGCGATCTTTGCCGTGGTAACCGCCCCGGAGCCGATCTTTGCGGCTGTAACATTGCCGTCTGCAATCTTTACCGTGGTTACCGCACCGCCGCCGATCTTTGCGGCGACTACAGCACTATCCGCAATTTTGCCGGAGGTCACATTTGCATCCGCAATCTTCGCTGTGGTGACAGCAGAATCAGCCAGCTTTTCTGTCAGCACAGCTCCGGTGCCAATCTTGCCGGAGGTTACCGCGTTGCTTCCGATTTTGCCGGAGGTTACCGCAGCGTTTGCCAGGTGGGTGCTTGTGATCAGCGGGATATACACTTCGGAGGAAGCTGCGGTGGAAACAATGGATGCGATGCCCGCCGCACCCAGAGTCATGGTGCAGAATACGAACTCATACTCTGTGCCGGTACCATTGATATCCTCTTGGGTCAGCGTGGAGAAAGCCGCCTCGGAGGATGCGTACTGCACCACAAAGTCAGCCTGCTCAAAGGTGTCAGCGGTTGCCACCTGGGTAAAGTCCAACTGAAGTACCAACCGGGCATAACCGCTTGTGTTGCCATCCACCGTGACCGTAGTGTTGGAAGTCAGTTTCATCTGACGTCCTGCGGCAATGAAATAGCCTGGGGCGATGGTCAGTGATGTGCCACTAAAGGAAACCGAGCAACCGCTCATAATGCCGTCTGTTACCAGGCATTGGAACAGGCGACCATGATCCTTGGCTGTGACGGTCTGGTTGTCAAAGTTAATGCCATGAATATTACTCACAGCTTGCCTCCTTTCAGGCGTTCGGTCAGCGTGGTGGCCAGCTCGCCGCTTTTGTAATGGAATCTGTTATCGGCAGAGGAAATACCAATGTAGGAGATATAGGAGGTCATGAGTCCTCCATCCAGGCGGATGCGGGTATTGTCATACAAATCAAAGGCCCTAGTACTGCGCCATTCAATCTTATGACTGTTGGAGTTCTGTGAAAAAATATCGCTGACCCGTTCGGTCATATCGGCCTCTTCTTCCAGAGCCACCACCTGCCATTGGCCTTCTGCTCTCCGGAGAGGAACTGCCGTGGAGATGTTGTTGTTTTCATCCAGGTAGTAATCCACACCTACCCCAAACTGGTAAGCGGTTACCTTCGCCACGGAGGATCTGCTGTAGGACCGGGATACCAACTGTGATTGCCCATCGTCGAACACAATGTTGTGGGAAGGACGATCCCTACGGAAGATGGATACCATTAAAAAATCTCCGGACACAGAAAACTGAACCTGGACATCCCGGAGTCGGTTTACTTTCCGCATATATGTTTTGAGGCTGTACAAGCCATCGGTCACCGTGGGGCCGAGGAACTCTGTCACATCGGTATTGGAAACCAGAATGTACGGCATGGCATAAGCATCATCGGGAACGAATTTGTAGTGAGTTTCCAACTGTTCTGCCAGCCAACTGCCAATGGAAGTGTCAGGCTCCACATAAGGGAGCAGTCGGTCGAAGGCCATGCGGACATCCACTACGGAAACCACCGTCTGCTGTTCCTCCGGGCTGACCTGGTCGATAAGCCAGATATGGCCGTTCATAATGAGGAAGTCACCCTCATTGCCCCGGCTGACAGAGGTACCGCAAAGGGTTATGGTGCCGACATCATCTTCAATGGAGGCAAGAGGGACTTCCCAAGAGACTGCCTCTGCCGCAGCAACAGTTTTGAAATTCTTTCTGCTTTTTACGAAGGCAATCATAATCACACACTCCGATAGTAGTAATAGACCCGGATGGAAGCACTGCCCTCGATGGCCTCGTCTGCCGACAGGAATAAGGTGCAGTTTTCTTCAATAGGAATCCGGGGAAAAGGTTCATAGGCAAGATCCAGATACTGTACAGCATCCGTAACCTTGCCGGCGGAATTGGTAATGGTCACATAGGACTGACCATATTTCGTAGAGATTTCCAGGGTATCGCCGGACTCTGTAGTCACATTCAGCGCGCAGGTACCGTAGACTTTGCCGGAATCCACGCCCTGGAGGATCAGCTTCGGATTGATGATATGACCTGTGTATGTGAACACAAAAGCCGCAGGGATATGACCGGCAGTGCTGATGTCTGCTGCCATACTGCCCGCGTTGGAGGAACTGTAGGACAGATCTGCTGTGTACCGGAAGGGATACCGCAGAACACTTCCTGTTTCAGAGGACATAGCCATCCGGGAAGGTGCCGCCCGATACCAGGGGGTAGTGCAGGCCAGGGAAATCGGCACAGACAGCCACCGGGTATCGGTCAGTTCCGTTTTGGTCAGATAGTTAAGCATGATCCCACGATAAAATTCTGTGGTGCCATAAGGCTTGTACACCAGAAAGAGTTCCTGTCCGCTGCACCAATCCACAAAGTTTCTGTAGTCCTCGTAGGCATTGGCTCCGATGAATACCAGGTCACCTGCAATGGTGCTTTGGGGTTCAGACTCACCGCTGACTGCCCGGAAGAAACCTTTATGCAGGTCTGCAAAGGTGGGCGACAGAGAAAGGCCCAGACCTGTGGGATTGGAAAGAAAAATGCCAGACTCACCATTCAAGGCTTGTCTGACACCCAGGCCATTTTCGATATAGAACTTTCTCATAGTGCCGCCCCCAATCTTGCGTTAAACTTCACGAACAGGTAGTCGATGGTCGCCTCATCCAAAGTCTGCGGATAGATATTGATAACCGTCTGTGCCGCGGTCGCCGGTGCGATACCAGCTGCTCCTACGCTGCCATTCACATTGATGTCGGAAGGCAGACTTGTGGAAAGATCTGCTGCCAGGCCATGCATCACATCATTGATGTCTCCTGCCATGGCTTCGGCTGCCTTGACCGCATCATCACCATTGTCCTCAATGGAGCCAGAGAGCCCCTTCACCAGCATTTCGCCCACCCATGCCATTTCACGAGAAGGCGATTTGATGCCGAAGAAATTACAAATTCCGTCCCAGATAGAACTGATCCAGGCGGATACCTTGTTCCAGAGCCAGGAAGCCAGAGATTGGATACCGGACCATAGACCACGAACTAAATTTTGACCAACATTGCTCATCTGAACGACACCCTCTCCGAGTGCCGATACCAAGCCAGAAATGATGACCGGGCACGCCTTCAGAATTTCGACCAAAATCGAGGGTAATTTTGAAATCAAGGATACCAGTAATTTAAATCCAGCCGTCATGATCTCACCGCTACTGCCGACCAGGGTCGAGGCCAGGCTGCCTACGATCTGGGGTACCGCTGTGAGAATTGTAGAGGTAATCAGTGGCAAATTCTGAATCAAAGAAATCAGCAAAGCTACACCGGAATCGACAATCTGGGGTATGGACGCTAAAATCGATGAGGTCAAATTTTGAATTATGACCGGGATGGCCAGCAGAATTGTACTGACGATTACGTCCAGATTCGAGGTCAGTGATGTCAATAATTGAACACCTGTTTGGATAACCAGAGGGATGCAGTTCAATATTGATGTGACCAAAGAATCGAGGATGACCGGGGTTGATTCGAGGAGTACCGGGATGGCTGCGAGGAGACCTTCGGCCAAAGCGACAATTAGCTGCAACGATGCCCCTACCATCAAATCAAGGCTACTGAGGAGACCTTCTGTCACCATAACAACTGCCGAAACCGCTGACGGAATCAGCTCCGGCAGAGCCGCGTTTAGACCGGAGATCAAGCCCAAAATTAGGCTTCCCGCGGCTTCGGTGAGTAGTGGCAGGCACATAACCAGCGAATCTGCCACGGTTAAAACGGCCTGTACCGCTACAGGGGTCAAACTGGGCAGCAGGGATAAAAGCGATGACAAGACCTGAGAAAAAAGCGTGCTGGTCGTTTCGAGGAGCGACGGTAGCAATCCACTTATGGCTGAGAGAATGCCTTCTGCGGCAACTGGAAGCACAGAAATGACGTTTTCGATGATCGGAACGACATTTTTCACGACCACATCAAAGGCATCCACCACGTTCCGGGTCAGATTCACCATGTCGGCATTGGCGTTGCCGAGACCAGCGGTAAAGGAACCAACAGCCGCCTGGAGCAAACCAATGGAACCGGTAATACTCTCGGTGGCTTCTCTTTCAAAGTTGCCTGCGTACTGCTGGGTGTTTTCCAGGAACATCATCATGGCCATTTCGGCCTTTTCTGCCTGGGATGCCTTGTTCCAACAGAAGTCCAGACCCTTACCCAGGGCATAGGCTTCGATGTTGGTGGCATTCATGGCGACGCCAAGGTTGTCCATCATGGTGAAGTTTCCTTTGGCAGCACCGGCGACCGACTCCATGGCCATGGACATATCAATGCCCATAACGGATGCCATGTCCGCTGCTCTCTGCATAGCCTGGGTAGTCAGATCCAAGCTCTTCTGCTGAGAAAGACCGGAGCCCTGGAACAGAGCGCCCATCTTATTGGCGGTTGCCAGGTACTCGCTCTGGGACAGACCCAGGTTACGATAGGCTTCTTCACCGGTTCTCTGGATCTCCGCTGCATAGTCACCAAATACAGCAACAGAGCCGCCCAGGTTCTGCTCCAGCTCACCGAACTGCTGTACGACCTCTGTACCCAGTTTGATGGCGGTGGCACCGGCGGCAACCACCACAGTACCCATGGCAGCACCGACCGTTTTCAGGACATTGCCCAGTCCCTCAAACCTGGACTTTGATTTTTCTGCCGCCTCCGCAGAGTCTTCCAGTTCCTCACCCAGATCATCTGCTTCTTCAGCTGTTTTTGCCATCTCCCGTTCCATATCGTTCAGAGCGGCTTCCGCATTATTCAGCTGAATCTGCCATTGCTGTGTCCGGCGGTCATTCTCCCCGAAAGACTCCGTAGCATTTTGCAATGCTTTCTTCAGCATTTCAATCTTTTCCTTCTGCGCATCGATCTCCTTGGACAAAACCTTATGTTTTGCCGCAAGGGCCTCGGCAGAAGAATCATTTTTATCAAACTGGGAGGAAACCAGCTTCATTTCGCTGCCCAGCACCTTGAAGGACTGGTTGATGTCAGCAAGAGCCTTTTTGAACTCTTTTTCACCTTCCAGACCGATTTTCAGACCAAAGGTATCTGCCATGCAGCCACCTCCTTCTTAGATGCCGGGTGGGATGATCTCGTCTATAAAGACCTCCCGTTTGGGCTTTGCGATACCGTTATACTGCTTGTGGCACTCCCAGAGGTCCAGGAGCAAACCAAACGGCATCAGCCATACCTCATCCCACGACAGGTGAAGTTGGCTGATGCCGTAATAAAGAAGTCGAGTAAATAACTCTCCGTCACTTACTCGACTGCCGCGTTTTTTGTGTCTGCCTCACTTTCGATGTTCCGGCGAGTACCCTTCAGAAGGCATTCCGTGATGGCATTTTTGAAATCGCCCAACTCCACCGGGGTGGTCAGCAGTTCCACCATCTCCTCCGTCAGCAGGAAGCGCCGGGAGTCGGGGTTGCGGAGGTTGTGGATCAGCAGACTCTGATTGGCAAGCAGGGTGATGAGCCACACGATCTCGGAGATCGCCAATTCAAAGTTCTCAGATTTCAGCAGCTTATCACCCAGGTTCTCCAGACCGCCGTACCGGGCAGCGATGTCCTTGGTGGCCTTGGTGGTCAGAATCAGCGCATATTCTTCGCCGCCAATGGTAATGACGGCACTACGTTCCATATCCATAATTCAGATCCTCCTTAATCGCTGACAGGAGCGGCTGCTCCATAGGTGGGTTCGTACACTTCGCTGTACCAGTTGGTGATAACGGTTGCGGTGACATTGGAATCACCCTCGGTGGCCTCCGCCTTCCAGGGATGCTTGCCGTTATCGTCGGGCTTATTCCGGCGCAGGATCGTACCTTCAATGGTAGGGGTGCTGAAGGTGATGCTGTCACCCTTGGTGGCAAGGGCCGTGCCGGGGATGCCGAACTTCACCTTGTACAGCCAGAAGTATTTATACTTTCCGTTGGCCTTCTTTGCCCGGAAGCCGATAGCCACGGGAGTGCCGCCGTCCTCGCTGCAATATACCACAACACCGTTGCTGTCGATGGTGGAGCCACTCAGCACGGAAGCCGCCGTAGCGCCGATATCATCTACACCCAGGGACAGGGTGCCGTTCTTGAATTCCTTGACTACCTCCGCAGCACCGTCATCTGCGTACAGGGTAGCCTCTGCCAGTTCTACGGACAAATCTGCACTAATGGCTTTTGCCAGCTGTACGGGATTGCCGTAGGTTTCATTGCCCTCGGTATCTTCCGTAATGGGTGCGTAGTACAGTTTGTCCAGACCAATTGTTGCCATAGGTCATTCCTCCAATTCATAGGATTTGGCCACATCCACAGCATAGTGGTGGTAGCCGGTTTCTGTTTCAAAACCAATATATCTTCGTTCCGTTATGGTGAAATCGTGCTGAAGCAATAACCGCACCAGACGGTTTTTTTCTTTTGTATAACTGCCCTGTGCGTATAAGGACAGCCGAGCCTCCTGAATATCGAAGCCCGGAGCATTATCTGCGTGCAGATCAAAGGTGTCCGCCAAGGGGGTGATGACAATGTATTTTGCGGGGGCTTCTGCCAGAAAGGCACCGGTTTCAAAAGGGAGACCATGAAGCGTAAGTACCCCATGAAGATCAGAAAGGATGCTCATAGGCTGTTGACCTCCTCTTCAAAAGTTTCCTTCATGACCGCAATGCACTCCTTTTTTGTGGAGGTTTTTGCGGGTTTTAAGAAAGGTTTGGCAGCCTGACCATGCTTGCCGTATTCCAGAATATTGGCGATTTTGGCATTGGAGCCACCATCCCGGCGAGGTTCGGAGAAGCCGACCTTTACATTGTGATTGCCGTCACGGTCCAATTTGGGAGCGGACAGGCCCAGGGAACTTTGCAGTTCACCCGTTGCCCGGGAATCATACTTGGTGCCGGAACCGACGACAGCAGCCAGATTGCTCTGTACTTTCCGGAGGACGACCTTGCCGCCAGCTTCCAAGACATGACCCGTAATTTCATCTGTTTTGTCGCCCAGTTTGGACAGTTTCAGCAGGAAGTCCTCCGGCATTTTTACATTAACCTTTGCCAATGGTCGCCACCACCTTTTTTGCCAGAACCTCGGTATACATACCACGGCCCTTTACATCTTCTACAGAAGTGATTTCAAAGCGATCGCCATCGCAGATCAGAAAAAGGTCGGTGGTGATGGGCAGATCTGGAATGGTGCGGAAACGGAAAAGATCAGTCGCTTCAGAAAAGGCAGCCAGGTTTGCCCATTTCTGGGTGCCATGCCGTCCTTCCCGATAGACCCGGATAGAAGCAAGGACTACATCCACCAAAGTAGAGAATCCTTCCTCATCCTTTTGCCGCTCCGAAACGACAATGTCAGCAAAGCCGTTCATTTTACCAAAACTCATGGCTACACCTTCCATTCTCTGTCGAGCCGCAGGAGTAGATTAACGGTTGTCCAGACTTGCTGTGAAGCCTGGACATTATCCGCAAAAAAGCCGCCTGTGCTGCCATCTCTCGACTCATAAAAGTGGGAGGCAAGCATAATGACGGCCTGTTCCGTTGTGGGCGGCATGATGCCGTCACGATAGGAACCGGCTGGAATGTGTTGATAGCTTTCGGCATAGGAAACGGCGGCAGCAATGAATCCCTCCAGCAAGGAATCGTCGGCCTCGTGTTCCAGAATTAAGTTTTGCCGGACCTTACTCAGAAGCTGATCCATTGCTGCCACCTCCCCACTTAAGCTGCCTTCATCTGCAGGACCTTGACCGCTTCGGGCAGAACCAGCTTGCCGTCAACACGTTCCTTGGCTACAAAGCCAACCATGCCGTTACCGGCAAACAGTTCCTTCAGTTCGGAGAAGGAACGGGTACCACGGTCACCGATGTTGTAATACTTGAAATCACCGAAGGCGATGACAGGCTTACCGGCGGCAATGGTAGGAACATAGGGAGAGGTGTAAACGGGGTAGCCAAACAGGCGGTCGGGTTCACCGGCCTGCATGGAGGGCTGCCACAGGAATGCCTGGTTACCATCCTTCAGCTTCCGTAGGGCTGCGATGGTCTGATCGTTCATAACGAAAACGGCGTTCTTGCGGTAGGGACGCTTCAGAGAGTACACCAGGTTGATGATCTCATCCGCGGTGATGGCGGTAGCGGAGGCAGCGGTCACACCGACCTCGGCACCGCCGTTGGCAGCGAAAACGCCCAGGGGCTTACCAACACCGTCGCCATTGAGGAAGGCATCCTCTTCCGCATTACCCAGGGCCTTACCGAACTGAGTGATGATGTAGCTTTCCAGGTTGAAAGCGTTGTCGTACAGCAGTTCCTCGGTTACCTTGATGGCAACGTGCAGCTTGTGGGCATCCATCAGGATCTGGTCGAAGGTAGCATCACCGAAGGTCAGCGCACCGCCTTCCTCAATCCATGCGGCGGCAGGGGTGGTGGCAGCGATGTTGATCTTACGCTCACCGGCGGTGGTGATGTGGGTGGCCAGCTGACGCATGATGTTGGATTCCTCCAGAGCCTGGATCAGCCGACGGTCATACTCCTCGGGAACGAGATAACCGCCATCCGCATCCACACCTTCCTGCAGGACATTGGAGATCCGCTTGAAGTTGGAGCGCATGGCGGTCAGCATATCCTTGGCATAAGCCTCGGAAGCACGGCCGGTCTTGGGCTTCACAGCACCGGGGTTGGCGTTCATGGGCTGATTGGTGATGGGGGTGGAAGTTGGCTTGGACAGCTGGGCATCCATGGCGGTCATAGCCTCCATGCGCTCAATTTCCGCACCGTAGTCCTGGACCTTCTTTTCCATCTGGGCATAGGTCTTGGCGTCCTCTTCAGACAGCAGACCATCCTTGTCCCGGCGGGTTTCTACGAAAGCCTTGGCGGCTTCCCATGCCTTGTTGCGCTTCTCGCGCAGTTCCATAATAGTCATAATGATTACCTCCAGTTTTTAATCAGGTCGAGCCGAGCCATAAGGTCATCGGCTTTGGTTTTCTGTTCGTGTGTGGGCTTGGGTTCAATGGCACATTTCTGTGCGATTTTGTCCATGAGGGAATTGACCACATTGGCCTTGGAGTACAGCATGGATACTGTGGGTACCTGAATGTCCTCGGTGGTGCCAGGACGCTTCATGATTTCATCAGCAAAACCAAGTTCAATAGCCTTATTGGCATCCATCCAGGTTTCCGCATCCATAAGGTGACTGAGCTTCGCCCGGGACAGGCCGGTCTTGATCTCATAGGCATTGATGATGGAATCCTTAACGCTGTCCAGCATGGCAATGGCCTTCTCCATTTCAGCGGTATTGCCGTAGGCGATGGTCATGGGGTTGTGGATCATAAGCATGGACACCGGGGACATCAGCACCTTGGTACCCGCCATGGCGATTACAGATGCAGCGGAGGCGGCAATGCCGTCAATCTTGACGGTAACGGTGCCGGGATAATCCATCAGCATATTGTAGATCTGGGCAGCAGCCACGCAGTCGCCACCGGGGCTGTTGATCCACACGGTGATATTGCCGGTGCCGGACATCAGTTCATCCTTAAAAAGCTGGGGCGTGACATCATCGTCAAACCAGCTTTCTTCGGCGATGGTTCCGTTCAGGTGCAGAATCCGTTCCTCCGGGGTCTGCTCCGTCTGTTCCTGGTTCGTCCAGTTCCAAAACTTCTTCATCGGAATCTTCCTCCTTTCCGGGATCGTTGGGGGTATCCGCAAATGCTCCGGCATTTTTCAGAGGGAGCATATTGCCGTTAATCAGGTAAAGGTTGCCGCCATCCTCTTCCGGGATGAGGTCGAGGTTTTCCAGTTCCCGGATGTCATTGGCTGACATCCAGCCGTTCTGACGACCGATGGCGTAACCATTCATGCGGCTCTGGTAGTCGCCCCGGAGCAATCCCTCTAAGTTGAATTTCACAAAGTACCGCTTTTTATCGTCCACAGAGAAGAGCGCCCGCATAAGGGACTGCTCCCAGCGGATGACCCAGGGGTCCAGCGTATACTTCACGAACTCAAGGGATTGCTGTTCGATGTTGGAAAAAGAAGATTTTTCCAGGTCGCCAACCATGTGGGGTGGGACACGGAAAATACGAGCAATCTCGTTGATCTGGAATTTTCTCGTTTCCAGAAACTGTGCCTGTTCCGGGGAGATGCCGATGGGGGTGTATTTCATGCCCTCTTCCAGAACAGCTACTTTGTTAGCGTTTCCGCTGCCGCCGAAGGTGGACTGCCAGCTTTCCCGGACACGCTGGGGATCTTTGATGGTGCCAGGATGCTCCAGCACACCGCCGGGTGCCGCACCGTTGGCGAAGAACTTGGCACCGTACTCCTCACAGGCGATAGCCATACCAATGGCGTTCTTTGCCATGGCGATGGGACTGTAGCCCACGAGGCCATCAAAGCCCAGGCCGGGAATGTGCAGGACATCGGACGGCTGCAGGGTGACCGCATATTCTTTATTTTTAATGGCCTCATCCGGGCCACGGTAGTAGGTGTAATAGAGCCGTCCATGATCGTCCCGATCCACGCTCATACGGTTAGGCATCAGCGGATACAGAGCAATAACCTCATTCTTGCCGTTTCGGATGATCTGGGCATAGGCATTGCCCCACAGGAGCAGATGAGTCATGAGGGTTTCCCGGAACACAAACGAGGACATTTCCGGGTTCGGCTCATCATGGAGCAGATGGTAAAGAGAGTGGTCAATGGCCTTCTCCTTGCTGCCGTTTTCTGTGTACCGATATAAATGCAGGGGCAGACCTGCCACCGCTTCAGCCAGGATACGGACACAGGAATACACAGCAGTCATCTGCATGGCAGAGCGTTCTGTGACATTTTTTCCGGCAGAAGATCCACCCATGTAGAAGGTGTAAGTGCTACCGGGGGTGCGGTTTTGGGGCTTATCCCGGGATCTGAAAATGCCTGTAAACAGGCCCATTACGCATCAGCCTCCTTAGTGAATGCATTAAAAAAGATGTCTATCTTTTGGATAGACGATAGAGGGAAAATATGGTATCATCAAAAAAACATCAGAAATCTGATGAATTGCAGATTAGGATGGTGCAGATATGGCGAATATTTTGATTAACGATTTGTTGCAAATATCCCCGGATATCGCAAATCAGGTAAAGATTAAATTCAACCAGACCGACGGACATGATGATCCGTTGGATCTTTATCTGCGTAATCCTGAAGTGATAAATACAGGCTGGCTTTTTTGGCGAGCCAAGCAGCGATATTTTTCCGTTGGACAAATTGCGATTTGCTTTTTGAAATTGTCCTGGGATACTTGGCTGCTGACAACCATCAAGCGTGTGACCAAAGATCTGGACATTCTGGATGGCATTAATTATGAAGGAGAGGAACTGGAGGAATACCGTAAGTTCTTCGGCCGAGTCATAATCAAATACCATAAGCAAGTCCAGACCCAGGGAATGTACTACAACACGGTCTGCAATCAGCTGGAAGTGTTGCAGATATTGCCCGCAATCTATGATGGAGAAGAATTCCCGGGTTACGACAATGTCCGTCTTTCGTACCAGCAATTAGCCAGTATCCTGGAGCGACGCAAGCAGAGCTGGATTGCGGCGTTGGAGAATCAGAAAGCAGTCTATCTGATTACGGACAAGAGCAACGGAATGCTGTATGTGGGTTCCGCTACAAGTGATACAGGAATGCTGCTCCAGCGCTGGAGCAACTATGTTTCAAACGGTCATGGTGGCAACAAGGAACTGATAGCCGTAGTCAACAAGTATGGCTTTGACCATGTAAAACAGAATTTCCAGTATTCCATATTGGAAAACTACAATGCGAAAATTGACGACCATGTCGTTTTGAAAAGAGAATCCTGGTGGAAAGAGACCCTGCAGAGCAGAAAATTCGGCTACAACAGCAACTAATGCCCTGATTGTTATATAAACAAAATGCCTCGGCTGTCATAAACCGAAGCACCAGTATCGTTGCCACACCGGATTGCCCGGTCGAGCGCCATGATTGTAGCCACGGCACCGTCAATCTTCTCTGTGGATTTTTCTTTGTCGGGTTTAATGTTGCCAGCAGGGTCTGTTCGGATGAAGATGTTATCCATCATCCAACGCAGAACCGGGTGACCACTGTGGGCAATCCGTTCCTCTAGCACCAGCTTCATCAGTTCCTTGGTGGGAGGGCTCATATCTTTGAAGCCCTGTCCGAAGGGAACGACCGTGAAACCCATGCCCTCCAGGTTCTGCACCATCTGTACAGCACCCCAACGGTCAAAGGCGATTTCCCGGATGTTGTACCGTTCGCCCAGCCGCTCGATGAATTTTTCAATGTAACCATAGTGGACAACATTGCCCTCGGTGGTCTGGAGGTGTCCCTGCCGTTCCCAAATGTCATAGGGTACATGGTCACGCCGGACACGAAGATCCAGGTTATCCTCAGGTATCCAGAAATACGGCAGTACCACATACTTGTCATCCTCGTCGGCAGGAGGAAAGACCAGAACAAAGGCTGTGATGTCCGTGGTGGAGGAAAGGTCAAGGCCACCGTAGCAGACCCGGCCTTCCAGATCCTCTTCATTTACGGCAAACACACACTTGTCCCAAAGATGCATGGGCATCCAGCGGACAGCCTGTTTGACCCATTGGTTCAGACGAAGCTGCCGGAAGGCATTCTCCTCACCGGGGTTTTGCTTGGCGGACTCACAGGCATCCTGTACTTTATCGATACCAACGGTGATGCCCAGGGAAGGATTGGCTTTCTTCCAGGTTTCCGGATCTGTCCAATCATCTGCCTCATCAGCACCGTAAATCACCGGGTAGAAGGTGTGATCCACTTTCCTGCCCTCAATAATGTCCTTCGCTTTCTGGTGTATTTCATAGCAGATGGACTTCGTGTCATTACCGGCGGTGGTAATCAAAAAATACAGAGGTTGCATACGGGCATCACCGGAGCCCTTGGTCATGACATCAAACAGCTTTCTGTTGGGCTGGGTGTGCAACTCGTCAAAGACCACACCATGGGTATTAAAGCCATGTTTGTTGCCAACATCCGCAGACAACACTTGGTAGATGCTCCCGGTGGGCAGAAAGATGAGCCGCTTTTGGGAATCCAAAATCTTGACACGTTTGCTGAGAGCCGGACACATACGCACCATGTCGGCAGCTACATTGAAAACAATAGATGCCTGCTGACGATCCGCGGCACAGCCATACACCTCGGCACGCTCCTCGTTGTCGCCACAGGTGAGAAGTAAGGCCACAGCGGCTGCCAGTTCCGACTTGCCCTGCTTCTTAGGAATCTCAATGTAAGCGGTATTAAATTGCCGGTAACCATTGGGTTTCAGAGTACCAAAAATGTCCCGGATGATCTGTTCCTGCCAGTCAATCAATTCAAAGGGCTTTCTGGCCCAGGTGCCTTTTGTATGACAAAGGCATTCAATAAAGCCGACCGCATAGTCAGCGGCACCCTTGTCATAATGGGAGCCGTCGGCCATGAATCTGGTCGGCTTATATTTTTTCAGCTTTCTGATATGCGGTCACCTCTCAAGGGAAAAATAAAAGCCACACCGAATCAGTGTGACTAACCAGTATGGGTTATGGGATGCTTGGTGCTGTATTTGACCCACTTATCAAAAATCAGCGGTAATCCGGTGGTAATCAGTGGGTCTAACCACTAACGAAGAACAGAGCCTTTCGGCTCTGCCCAGGTTAGATTAACTTGTTATCGGTAGCATCTGTGGATGCTTTCCAGAATTTTTTCCTGTTCTTCCAAAGAAATACCCAGGGTCTGCAACGCTTGCCGTGTGCCACAATCCGGGCAAATGGGGGTCAGGTTATCGATTCTGGACAAGGCCGGTCGTCCGGTATACTGTTGACCGCACAGAGGGCAAATGGCCTGCTGAAAAGTGTGTTCTTTCATACGCATTCCTCCGTTACGCTGTATTCATAGGCTTGCAGAAGATACTCAATGTCAAAGCCAAAATCACGGTATCCGTCCAGGCAAGTTCGGACATAGTAGCCGGAAGGTTTTCCCAGGCTGCGATCCTCATGCATGATGTAAACGAAAACATTCCGCAGGCGAATCTTTCCGGTGCGAATGCCCTTAATGGGCAGTTGTAGCTCCTTCTTGTAATAGAAGGTCGGATACCCTTCGTAGCGGTCAAGGGCTCGTTCGTCCATAGCGGAAACTTCCCAAACACCTACCGGGACCCGGCATCCGGGTTCTTCCTCAATGGTCAGGTATGATCCGGTCTTGCTCCCCTTAAACATGAGCCGGTAGTCGGGAATTACAGATGTGCCGATGATCCGAGCATCCGGACACCGCATCATCATCTGGCGGACATTCAGGTTGCTGCCGTAAGCAATGTAGTAGCGTTTTTTCATTTTGAAACCTCCTGTAAGTAATGAAGAATTGTCCTTCTACCACCTTAAGACCGCCGAAGCGGTCAGGGGTGGGCCTGGGGCGGCGTCCTTCAGGCAGCGCGCTCGGTGCGGAAGGCGGCATCGCCAGCCAGGCGCTTGGTCAGGAGGTCTCGGGCAGTTTTGAATTCGTCGCCGATGAATCCCAGCCGAAGGAGCCAGGTTCTCATTGCGTACTTGGGGTTTTCGTTCTGCTGAGGCTTGGGGCTTGCGGTGCGGACTTCCTTTGCCATCTGGCTCAAGGCCAGGCAAAGCTGAATGTAGCTTTTCAGCTGTCCCGCGTGGAGGCCGCCCTTGCGATCCTCGGAAGGCTCGTCGAACTGGAAGAGCCGGAACTCAACCGTTCCCTTGGTGAAGGTGGCGTGGAGGTTCAGCATATGGTACCGGCTGTAATTGTAATGCTGATTTCTGCCGTAGTTGGCATCGTGACTGGTGTACCAAACATCCGCAAAAGCTGCCATGGTGGTGGGCTTCTTGCGGTTGATCTCCCGGAGGAAATTGGCATCTACCATTCTGCAATACTGCCTTACCCGGTAGTCGTCCAGGTTGAGGGCGCTCTTCAGAAGGCTTTCGTGGGAGGCCATAATGTTGACCAGGTTCCGCAGGGTCTGAGGGGTGTGTCCCTTGGCTCCGATGTGGATGTGAACTCCGCATCCAATGGAGGCATCGCTCTTGGCTCCTGCCTTCCGCAGTTTGCGAATCAGTTCCTGCAGGATTTCCATGTCGGCGTAGGTAAGAATGGGGGTAACCATCTCGCATTTCTTGAGGTCGGGACCGTGAATGCTGCTGTCCTTCTGGAATTTCCATTCCCGACCCTGGGCATCCCATGCGCTCCAGGTGGAGTATCCGTTGCGAACTGCGGTATCCTCAAATCTGCCGGTGCCGAAATGTTCGGCGGCAAGTTTGGCGGCTGCCCGGCGGGTGATGTTGTTCATCTCGACCTCAACGCCGATGGTCTGCTTCTTCATGTCCTCGATCTGCTTGGTAACCTTTGCGTTCATAATGTGTACCTCCGTTTGTGTTTGGGGTGTGTTCCCTTTTGGTAGTACACATATTCGCTCTGAATGCCCTAAATAGCAAGTTATATCTGAGGCATAAAACACACAATGTTTTCACATAATTTTGTGTGTTTTAGTGCCTAGTTACAACTTTTCTCTTGCGTTTCCTGTGCGTACAGTACGATGCCGGAGAGGACAAATACAACGCACGGCAGCGCCACACCGTTACCCCACATCTTGTACTCGGCGGCATCCGAATGGGGATGACGCAGCCATTTGGTGATTTGCTTGAGACTCTTGGGCTTGGTAGCCTTGCCGATGATTTTCCGGTGTGTTTCAAACACATCGTACCAATACCGCAAATCATCTACGGTGGGATCGGGAGTATCCAAATCAGAACACCACCAGTCCGGGAATCCCTGCAATCTGGCACACTCGATAGGAGTCAGTCTGCGGACAGAGTAGCCCATGGTAGTGCTGCTGTTAATCAGCGGAGGGTCTTTATAATCCGAGGCAACCAGGGTGTTTGCAAGATCTTCTTCCGCTTTGGTGAAGAAGGAGGACTTGCTGGCACAGTAGGTAGGGGCAGCGACGGCATGGCGGTCAACGGTGTTGAGCGTGAAGGAGACTTCCTCATTGATACCGTTGCCCTGGGGACCGTTTGTATCCGCCCGTCCAATCATGGAACCCTGGATGGCATAGCTTTCCACGACTGCGACACCACCCTGATTGCAGGTGGGGTTGCCGCCGTTTCCATCCAACGTCCGGGTGGTGGTAGCTTCATAGAATCCGCTGTGGGGATTATCGGATTTCATGGCATTGCTGTCCTTGGAACAGATGCCATAAACCTTGGGGACAAACAATGTCTGGTCATTGTTGCAGGAAAGCGTGGCGGACTTGTCCGTTTGGATCAGAGCGCCTTTTCCTCCACCTTCGCAACCGCACCGGACTTTCATAACCAACGGCACATTATTGCCACCGGTCCCCATCCGGGAGGTCAGCGTCTGCACGGTGGTTGAATCAGATATTCTGGTTCGACCATCGGTGGGGTGGTTCTCAATGGCAACAACCTCCGGCTCCATAACAATGGGAGGATGGTGTGATTCCGCACGCAGGGTGCAGGTAACTTCATGGGAGATATCCATGCGGCTACCGCCCTGGTCATTGAGGACGACTCCGTTTCTCCCGGTAGAGACGCCACAATTCACTCCAAGGGTAGATGCGACCGCCGAAACGGTGCCGTTGTACCCGTCTAAGCCAAGGACTGTTGTTCCAGCGCAATTCGCAGCACCTCTGGCAGCTCCTTGCCACGCTCGGAAGCCCTCCGCAGAATACCCTGACAAGCCTTCGGACTTAAAAAGTATGTCTCCGGCACGTTGGTCTGTAAGACATCCGATAAGAAAGATGCGTTTTCTGCGCTGGGGTAAGCCCCAGTATTGAGCGTCAAGAGTTCTGTACGCAACGCTCCATCCGTCTCCCATGTAGATGTCGGCATAGGGCCATTGGTTTTTCTCAGGCATAGGCACCTGGGTGTCCGGCTCAACGATACCGATGACGGCTTCAAGGACTGCCTGGAAGTCACGCCCGGAATTGGACGAGAAAGCGCCGGGGACATTTTCCCAGCAGATCCACTTTGGGTATTGGCCATTGGTGGCGCACCTCATTTCTTTGATGATACGGATGGCTTGATAGAAAAGAATAGACTGGTCACCACCCAACCCGGCGCGCTTGCCCGCAATGCTCATATCAGTGCAGGGGCTTCCGAAGCAGATGATATCCACAGGCTCAATCTTGCTGCCATCCATTGCAGAGATGTCACCGTAGTGCTTCATGAAGGGTAACCGTTTTGTGGTTACCCGAATAGGAAACGGCTCGATCTCCGAAGCCCACACAGGGGTGATGCCGGAGAGTAAGCCGCCTAAAGGAAATCCCCCGGAGCCATCAAAAAGGCTACCGAGGGTCAGAGACTTTTTCTGTTCCATGTACTTCTCCTTAGAAACCGGGGATGACTTCCGCACCCTCTGCGATTTCAGCATAGGTATAGGTCAGACCATCACGCTGTACCGTAACACCATGGGAATCACCGACCTGCTCAATATACCGCTTCACGATCACATCGCAGAACTTTTCGTCCAGTTCCACGGTGTAGCAGATTCGGTCGGTCTGCTCACAGGCAATCAGGGTGCTGCCGGACCCGCCGAAGGGATCAAGCACCAGACAGTTGGTCATGGAGGAATTCATGATGGGATAGGCCAGCAGCGGAATGGGCTTCATGGTAGGATGGTCACCGTTCTTTTTAGGCTTATCGAACTCCCAGATGGTAGTTTCCTTTCTGCCGGTGTACCACTGATGCTTGCCACCCTTCTTCCAGCCGTACAGGCAGGGCTCATGCTGCCACTGATAGGGGGAGCGCCCCAGCACCAGAGACTGCTTTTTCCAGATACAGCATCCGGACAAATAAAAACCCGCATCGGCAAATGCCCTGCGGAAGTTGAGACCCTCGGTATCGGCATGGAAAACATAGATGGATGCGTCATCCGCCATGGCAGCGTGCATCTGGGTATAGGCATCCAGAAGAAACTGATAGAAGGCATCGTTTCCCATATTGTCATTCTTGATTTTACCGGCGGAGCCTTCGTAGTTCACATTGTAGGGAGGGTCGGTAATGACCAGATTGACCTTCTTGCCGCTGAGCAGCTGCTCAAAAGTTTCTGCCCTGGTGCTGTCACCGCAGATGAGCCGATGCCTGCCCAGGGTCCAAATGTCACCTGCTTTGGTGATGGTTGGCTTCTCCAGTTCCGCATCCACATCGAAGGCATCATCTTTGATACCGTCTTTGAGGGTATCCTTAAAGAGGTCATCGATTTCTGCCGGGTCAAAGCCGGTAAGGGAAACATCGAAATCAGTACCCTGCAGGTCAGCGATCAGCAACGCCAATTTATCCTTATCCCATTCGCCGGAAATCTTGTTCAGGGCAATATTCAGAGCCTTTTCCTGATCCTCGGGCATTTCCACCACAACACAGTCGACCTCGGTGTGACCCATGTCCTGCAGGACTTTCAGCCGCTGATGACCACCGACCACACGGCCAGTAGTCTTATTCCAGATCACCGGCTCCACATAGCCGAACTGCTCAAGGGAGCGTTTCAGTTTCTCATACTCCGGGTCGCCGGGTTTCAGATCCTTACGGGGATTGTAGTCCGCAGGCAGGAGGTCTGCGGTATGCTTTTTCTCAATCAGCATTAGAACAGCCCCCATTCCGCAAACTTCTCAAAGCCGCCCAGGGTACAGATGAAGTCTCTCGCTGTTTCAACAATAAGCCAGTATGGAATATCATTGACCCTAGTATCGCCGATGGCACAGCTCATTTCCACGACGCGGTCGGTACGCTGTGCCATAAGCCATGCGTAAATGTTAACGGACACATCCGCCTTGGACAGATCCTTGCCATGCAGACCGCCGCCGGTAACAGAGTCACCCATGTCGCTGCCCAGCTTGCGATTGGTAGCACCGGTGTCCACATTGTATCCACCAGTCCAGTCACCCAGGGGATTGATTTCGGCAGAGGGGAAAACCTTACGCAGAGCGTCTGCCTTTGCATTGCTTTGGCAGATAATCAGTCGTTCACCGTTCATGACATACTTGCCATCATAGGGGGACTTCTTATAGATCCGTCTGGCAATGTCGGAAAGCGCCCACTGCTCTTCGGTCACGGGAACACCTTTGAAGATGCCATTATCGCCACAGCGGAAACGACCATCCTGATTATTTGCCAGGTGGACATCCTGGGGATGTTCGGCATAATCTACCTCTACCGGACCAGCAATGCGATGAACGGCAGCGGTTACATCGTCCAGAGACAGCTTTACAGAGGTTTCCGCGATAATGTGGCAAATGCCGTGACCGATGAGAACCTCAACGGCAATGCGAGGATTCCTTTCCTGCTTATATGCCAGATCCACAAGGGCACCGGCGATACGGTCGGCAATCTTATCGGGATGCGCCGGGTTTACTTTTTCAAACATCGTATCAATTTCCTTTCCTTGCACGAAGTAATTTCTCCATGAGGTCGTCCTGGGGATTTGCACCGCTGTACTCGCTGGAGCAGTTTTCCTTTACAATCTGGAAAATCTCCATCCAAAGGCGGTTGGTCTGGGACATATAGTTTTGGCTCATGGAAACATAGGGACTTTGGATTGCGTTTCCGGTGGTGGGATGCTTGGCAAGGAAACCGAAATCAGTAACGGCTTCTTCGCACTGTATCCACCGGGCGGCGCTCATTGCATAGCGCTCCAACAGCTGTGGAGACACCAGCGAGGTGCAGTTCCGCTCTGCAAGCCAATTCCAGGTGGCTTCATAAATTTCAGCAGCACCGAGAATTTTTCCGTCTTTCTGCTTTGCAGAAAGCATCGCCCTGGGCTCCGGCATCGGTTGACCTTCTAAATCGGCTGTGTCAGAAAAGTCGATGACAGTCAGCTTTCTCTTGCCGGGGTTGCCGTCTGCGATTTTGTCAGCCAGGGGCTTCTTTTTGGCACCGGCACCCACCCGGGCGCCACCCCTGTTCGTTCCGTCTTTTGCCACGGATTCACCTCCTACTGGGACCTTGTTCAATTCCCCCTTTGAAAGCGCGATTTTGCACACGGACCCCCACGCCCGTTGCACCGCATAAAGGCTGTAGAGATTCAGACCCCCCTACCGGGGGTGGGCAGAGGGAAAAAACAGGACACAACCTAGTGATTGTGCCAACGGTCGCCTCGCTGTGCATGGATTCTGGCATGGCAGGCTTTGCACAGGGAGATAAGGTTGTCTTGGTTGTGTGTTCCACCTTCGGCTAATGGTACCTTGTGATGGACTTCCTCAGTTGGGATCAGAATACCGTTTTCCAAACACGATTCACACAGCGGATGCTGCTGAACATATCTGTCACGGATGCGTTTCCATGCACGACCATAACGGCGGCGCACTTCAGGATCACGGTCATACTTTTCATACCGTTTCGCTTCCTGCTTTGCGTGTTCCTCACAGAACCGACCATCGGTCAGCCGGGGGCATCCTGGGTGTGAGCAGGGTCGCTTGGGTTTGCGCGGCACTCATTTCACCTCCTTCGGAATCGTTGGGTAAACTTGTATTTGAGGATGTACCATATCTGTTCCATGTAGCCGACCTTACGGTAGCTCATGTCATACACTCCTCCCGGGGCATAAGAAAAGCCCCACGGAATCGCTTCCATGAGGCTGTTCTGTGTTCTGTTTTGCTAGTCTAATAGTACCATAGCAAATATGGGATAAATAGTGACATACCATGTCACTTTTCAAATTGCACATTTTCCAGGGCTTCTTCATGGATTCTCTGGGTGTGCCGCAGGGAGTAACCCAACTGGGCAGCGATTTCCGGCCATGTGCGGAAGCACAGGTACCGCTGTTCCAGAAGCAGTCTGTATTCCGGGCTTTCCATGGAATGGATCACGGCAGCGATTTCCACCTTCAGATCCACCAGACGGTCAATTTCATCGTTGATTTCACGCTGCAAATCAACAATTTTTACGATGGTATTTTCCATGGAAGAGGTACCATGATTGGGGCTGTGGGGCATCCCGGTCATGACGGAGGTGCATTTGGTTGCCAGACTATTGAGGGAATCTACCTGGGAAATGAGGGAGTTGATTCGCTGGTCCAGGTGGTATGCCTGGGAGAGGTACTCTTTTGCGGTCATGCCGCCACCGCCTTTCTGTTAATCTCTTTTCTGATTTTTTCCATAAGAACTTCTGCGTCCAAATCGGTCAGAATCCCGAACCAGCCGGAGCGGAAGAAATGCTCGCACTCAGCCTTCCGGGCCTGAGCCTCCCGATTCTGGGGGTTGATCCGGAGATCTTTGAGGGCTTTGGTATAATCTTTTGCTGCTAAAAAGACGATGGCATTCGCCAGTCTGAAATATGCTTCCATGTTATTTAACCTCCAAATCTGCTTTGACCGCATCGATGAGTGCGGATTGTGTTCTGTCTTTCGATGCAAGGGACTCCATGATCCGCATATCCATGGTTCCCTCGGTGAGAATGTGGTGGATGACCACGGTATCCGATGCTTGTCCCTGCCGCCATAACCGGGCGACGGTCTGCTGATACAGTTCCAGACTCCAGGTCAGACCGAACCATACCAGGGTAGAACCGCCAGATTGGATGTTCAGCCCATGTCCGGCGGATGCCGGGTGGATCAGACCCACAGGCATTTCACCCCGGGTCCATCGGGCAATGTTGTCAGCTTTGTCCATGGTGACGAAGGGGATGTGGCGGTCTTTCAGCCGCTTACTGATCCGTTCCAAATCATGCTTGAACCAGTAGCCTACCAGTATGGGTTTTCCGTTGGCGGCTTCGATGATGTCCTCCAGGGCATCCAGCTTGCGGTCATGGATGCGAAGGACCCGTTTGTCCTCTGCGTAAATGGCACCGTTAGCCATCTGACACAGTTTGTTGCTTAGTGCTGCCGCGTTCCCGGCATCAATTTCTTCTCCTGCCAGGGACACCACAAGGTCACGCTTGAGGGTGTCGTAGATTTTCCGTTCCGCGGGAGAAAGTGCCACCATGATCCGGTTGAGGATCTGCTCCGGCATCTGAAGGTGATCGGTAGCCTTCATGGAAATAGTAATGTCGGAAATTTGGCGGTAGATGGCATCCTCCGCTCCGGGCAGAGGCTTGTAGGAGAAGATGACCTGACCATTCCGCTTGTCCGGCCGGAAGTATTGATTTCTGTACTGGGTAATGAATCTGCCCAGCCGCTTGCCCATATCCAACACCCGGAACTGTGCCCACAGATCCATAAGACCGTTGCTGGAAGGGGTGCCGGTGAGACCGACGATCCGCTTGACTCTGGGTCTGACCTTCAGAAGGCTTTTGAACCGTTTGGACTGCCAGGACTTGAAGGAGGACAGTTCGTCGATGACCACCATGTCATAGTCGAAAGGCAGGCCGCTTTCTTCCACAAGCCATTGGACATTTTCTCTGTTGATGATGTAAACGGATGCACGCTGCCGGAGTGCTGCTTTTCTTTCTGTTTCCGTACCGACCGCCACCGAGTAGGTCAAACCGTCCAGATGATCCCACTTCTGGATCTCCGCAGGCCAGGTGTCTCGGGCCACTCTGAGCGGAGCGATGACCAGAACCTTTCGGATCAGGAAGCTGTCCAGGCACAGGTCATGGATGGCGGTCAGGGTGATAACACTTTTTCCCAAACCCATATCCAGAAACACCGCAGCGACGGGATGCTCCAGAATGAAGTTGGTTGCGTAGGTCTGATAGTTATGCGGACTGTATTTCATGAAGAATCCCTCCTATCTGTTCTGGGCTATCAATGCAGTACACCGAAAAGCCAAGTGCTTCTAACTGCCTTTTTCGCCTTACTTGCAGCGGGCGCATTTCTTCGCCCGGTGCTTTCAGTTCTATGAATGCAAACCTTCCATGAGGGAGCAGCACCAGGCGATCCGGCACTCCATCGAATCCCGGACTGACAAACTTGGGTGCAAGACCGCCCATGTTTCTGACGGCCTTGACCAGTTTCTCCTCAACTTTCTTTTCTCTCATCTGTGCCTCCCATGTGTTCTCAAAACCCAAAAAGTCCTATACGCGCGCAAATGTGTGTATGCGATGCTCCGATTCTCTCTTTTCTTACTTATTCCATATATAAGAAAGTTTTGGAACATAGGAACACGGATACCGATTTTGTTAGCTGCCACAAGGGCTTTCGCCTGTTCCAAAGGGGTGTTCCGGGAGCCGTTCCCAGAGCAGGATACCTGTCTGGAACAAGTACCTGCCATGGGAACATTTCTTGGAACAGACTTAGGAACAAGCCTTTGGAACATAGATATACTGGGGGCCGTAGAGCGGGATGCGCAGCTTGTGAGGCAGCCGTTTCCAACCCAACCGGGCAAGAATGCTCGTGATTTCATTGCTGTCGCTGCGGCGGAGGTTAGAACGTTCTTTTCCAAAGCATTCGCACCAGATTTCCATATTGGAGACCATGTCACGGGCTACGGTGCCGGTGGCGGTGGTCACACCAAAGTCGCTGCCGGTAAGGAAATTACGCCGTTCACACAGATCCATGCTGTCCCAGTTCTCCGGCAACAGAGTATCCAGGTACTCCTTGACCAAACCCTCACGCTCATCGGATTCCATGGCATCTCTCTGTTCTTCCTTTGCCAGCTTATCCATGTCAGCATCCAGATACAGCTTTTCGCCCTGGTTCACATAGACCAGGACCTCTGCCCAGATTTGCAGGATTTCCTCATGGGTCAGATTCCAGGACTGCTTTTTTCCGAAGCCGGGGGTCTTTACAGGCCAGAAACGGCGGTTGCCGGTGGTATCACGAAGGTAGCCGCTTTCCGCGTTGGTGGTGCCGAAGAACACGCACTGCCGCAGATGGGGTGTGGCTCTCTTACCGAAGGCGGCACGGTAGATATCGTTCTGCCGGGACAGGAAGGAACGCAGGGTTTCCACTTCCGCTTTCTTCAGACCCGCCAGCTCACCGATTTCCAGAATCCAGTATCCCTGCAGCTTTTCAGCGGCGGTCTTATCCTTGGTGTCACTCAGGTTGAGACTGTCGGAGAACCACTCTCCGGCCAGTTTGGCAATGAGGGTACTCTTGCCCACACCCTGGGGTCCGTTGAGGACGAGGATGCTGTCAAATTTGCATCCAGGGCGAAGGACACGGGAAATGGCTGCACAGAGGGTCTTTCTGGTAACTGCCCGGACATAGGGGCTGTCCTCTGCTGCCAGGTAGTCGATCAGCAGGGTGTCCACTCTGGGAACGCCGTCCCATTCGGGCAGATTCTGAATGAATTCCCGGATAGGATGATAGGAGCGGTCGTCCACCACCTTGGTGACGGCGATGTCGTAATTTCGCTGAGAGAAGGTACCATAGTTCCTGTCGATGTAGGCGATGAGCTGGGCATCGTCAGCATCCCGCCAGAACTTGGACGGATGCTTCCAGGGGACCTCGTCCTTGATCTCCATGCCGTCCAGCAGCTGATTGAAAACGATGGATTTGAGGTTGGGATCGTTTTCCAGAATGATGGTGAGGTTACGGAGGTTATTTTTGACCTCGCCCTTCTTATCCAGATCCAACTGCTGCTGCCAGTCCTCATTGTCAAATTCCGCGGTAGCCTGCGCCGCACGCTCTTCGGCAAATACAGCTTTGACCCGGTCATCCTTAAGGGCAAACTCGGTCATGGCGGTAAAGGACGGCAGCTTTCCGATGGGGGTGTCCAGTCCCACATTCTCATCCAAATCCCGGAAGTGATGCAGACGGACAAGGTCAAAGGCATTCAGCAGCTTTCCGCAGACAGGATCGGTCGCGTGGTGAGAGTAGGAGAATTTGCCGTCATATACCACCACACCGGCGCTGCTGTCTGCCGGGATGTAGTCATAGCGACCATTCATGGCAGAAGGGGCATAGACGTCTGCCAAAAAGGTCTCGATGGCTTCCTCAATGGTATAGGCACGGCAGAAGGCGCCCACCACACCGGGTTTGGTCAGCGGATCTGCCTGCTGCGCGATGCTCTTGCGTACCGCTTCCGACTGCCGGGAAGAAACAGGCCAGGTGGAGGCATCATGCCAATCGTCATATTTGGCAAGGTAAGCGTCCGGGTCCAGATCTTCACCATCGGCGGTATCGAAGAAGAACTCACCGTTGGCGGAGGTAGAGGGCCAGTACATCAGACGGCAGGCTTCATAGGTGGTATCGTCGAACAGGTCGATGCCGATTTCCTTGGCGACCATACGGGCCACAGCCGGGTACTCCTCCTCAGAGATTTCTCTGGCAAGGGGGATGATCATACGGAGCCGGGGTTTTTCCGGGGTGTGCTTGTGGGTGGAGTAGACACAGCACTTGAAAGAGTGCAGCATGGTGATCTCCTCCCAGATGCCGGGTTTGCCGTAGTCCATATCCAGGGTGAGCATGGAGCGACAGGCGACGGTGCCGTTCTTCCGGCGACCTTCCCGGAGGAAACCACCGACGAAGCCGCCCACATCCTTAATGGAGTCCTGGGAGCCCTTTTTCAGCTTCCGGTATTCCTCCACCGTTTCCGTGGTGCGGATGGTGGTGCTGACCTTAGTGCAGAAGTCCTCCCAGGTGATTTCCCGGTTTTTCCACTTCTTGTCCATACGGCTGTTGCCGACTGCAATTTTCATAAAATTAAACCTCCTTGATTTCGTAGGTGTCTTTGCTTTCAATCAGGTGCTGGACCTGACCACGGAAATGCTTATAAGCCTCTTCGTTGTGAATCCCGATGGTGGCATCGTAGGTATCCTTCTTATGACCGAGGTTTTCGGAGGAAAGCCAGACCGTGTCGGGATACACAAGGGCCATTTTGGCGTGAGCGTGGGGATGGACATACAGCTTTACATACGGGAAAGCCTTTTTGATGGAGTAGGCGTTGGGCAGATATTTTGTGTTGCAGATGATGGTAATGCCGCTGCCCCGGAAACGCTTACCGACGATTTTGGAGATGTAATCAAAGTCGCACAGGGAGAAGGTGCAGAGGACAACCTCGTTGTCATGCCTGCCAATCTGGCTCAACCGGGTGTTCCAGGTGGTTGCCCTTTTGGAAAGTTTGATGTCTGCGGTCATGGCGACACCGCCACAGTCAGTCTTAAATGCCATTTGCTACCTCCTCACAATTTTCTGTAAAATAACGAATGCGATAATGCTTGTACTTTGCCCGGTTAATCTCTCCTGTCATCCCGGGAGAGCGATTGCTGCCAAAGACCCAAACCTCGGCACATTTTGACATGATGGCGTTGCCGAAGAACAATGCAAGCTGCCGCTCCCTGGGGTTGGTGTCGTCCATGAACTGAGGGAACAGAAGGTGGGGCGCAATGGGGATACAACCCTGCTCCACAGCAAACCGGGAATACCGTCGAGCGTTTTCGACGTTTTTCGACACATCCCCGGCATAGGGAGAGCAGATATAAACGATAGGGCGGAACGACCGCAGTTCCTTTGCTTCCCTGGCAATGATGGTCAGGGCTTCGTAGGCGGTAGGATCGTGGTAGCCCTCGGAATTAAACTTGTTGATACCCACGGTTGTCACCTCCGTAATATTTTTCGATAAGATCATGCCGACCTAGCTGTGTAAGCCGGGAAAGAACAGCAGACTGCTCCGTTTCCATCTGTTCCTTAGTTTTGAAGAAGGGACAGGGCTTACCGCCGAAGTCTGTACAGTGCAGGCTCCTACAGTATCCGTTGTTGCAGCTTTTGCAGTCGCTTCTGGAACAGGCACATTTCTGCTGTTCCAGAATGCGTTTCATACGACGGTTTTCCCGTTGACGATCTCTGTTTCTCATAGGTCAGAGCCTCCTTAGTCTTTTTTATAGAAGTCACAGACATAACCGTCTGCGCGCAGTATCAATCCGTTTGCCCAGCTGGGGGCTTCTCCCATGACCCGGCAAATCTCCTCCAGAGAGGTATCCTCCGGGGCTTCGATAACGGCTTCGTCATGGACGTGCATGACAATGCGGTAGCCGTGGGCTTCCAGGCGGAGCATGGCTTCCGCAAGAATGTCCCGGGCGGTAGCCTGGACAATATTCTCCACGAACTTGGGACCATAGCTTTCCAGCCGGAGCCACTTTTTCTGTAAGCCCACACCTTCATAGGTGACGGACTCATTGCCGTATTTGTTGATGCCCATCTTGGGTTTCACATAGGTCAGTTTTCTGCCGGAGGGCAGGATGATGAACATCATGCCGCTTTGGTAGATGAACCGAATGCCGTGGGTATCGGTGGCGGTACGCTTCTGGACACAGGTGGTTGCTGCCCTGTCCACATCCCACCAAAATTTCACAATTTTCGGATTGGACAGTCGCCAGGCATCCACCAGGGGTTTCAGTTCCTCTTCCGGCACACCCATGTTCAAAGCGCCCATGGCTTTCAGGGCACCGACGCTGCCGCCATAACCCAGGGCCAACTCGGCAATCTTGCCCTTCTGTCGGAGGTGACCGTTCACACCGTGTTTTTCAACGGGAACATGGAACATCTGAGAAGCGGAAGCACAGTAAATGTCACCGCCGTTTTCAAAGACCTGCTGCCGCCATTGCTCTCCGGCAATCCAGGCAATTACCCGGGCCTCGATGGCAGCGAAGTCAGCAACGAAGAATTTGTGTCCAGGTTTTGGAACGAAGGCGGTACGGATCAGTTCGGACAACACCATGGGGACGGAATCGTAGAGCATCTCCACGGCTTCAAAATTGCTGGAGCGGATAAGGGCCCGGACTTGGTCCAGATCCGGCAGATGGTTTTGGGGTAAGTTCTGTACCTGGATTAGCCGACCGGCATATCTGCCTGTGCGGTTGGCACCGTAGAACTGGATCAGTCCTCTTGCCCGGTCATCAGAGCCGACCACCGTCTGCATGGCGGTGTACTTTTTAACGCTACTTTTTGCCAGCTCCTGCCGGAGGGACAAGGCCAGTTCCACCTCACCGTCCGCTTGCTCCAGAAGCTGGGCAACAGCGGCTTTGGAAAGCGTGTCCGCTTCGATACCTTTTTCGGCAAGCCATGCTTTCAGCTGCGCCGGAGAATTAGGGTTTTTCAGCCCGGTAACGGATCTGGCCTGGAACATATGGGTCTGCTTGAACTGTTCATCGCAGGCGATGGCTTGGGCGACAAAAGTACGATCCAGCATGATGCCCCGGTCATTAATGATCTGGTCAAGGTGGTAGTTTCGCCACTCACTCTCCGACACAGGGAACTTAGCCAGCTTTGCCTGGATGCCCAGTTCCGTTTCCACGTCCCGGAGGTTGTAGGCTTTGAAGGTGACCCATTTCTCCGGCGCGTCTGTCGAAAAATGTCGAAAAGTTTTTCCCTCACGGTTTTTGGCAGGGGTACAGAAGTAGCGAATCAGGTCTCGGCCTTCTTTCATCTTCTGCTTTTCCAGGCCCAGTACAGCACCTACGCCTTCCAGGGAGAGAGGCAGACCCAGGGTGGCGGCCCACACCATGGTGCATTTCCAGGAATCCGGGTTCAGATAGGTGCCGGTGGGCATTCCCAGATGTCTGGACAGACAGATCCGTTCAAACTGAGCATTGAAGGCCCACTTGGTCACGGTATCGTCAGTAATGGCGGCTATGATGGTAGCCGGAATACGCTCCCCGGCGGTCAGGTCAACCACGCGGACGGGTCCGGCATCTACGCTGTAGCCGAACAGAAGGATCTCAAACTCCGGGGAATCACAGTAGCGGTACACACCACTTTTTGTCAGATTGACCGGGGAGTAAGTTTCAATATCGATGGATAGGTTTTTCATATAGGCTCCTTCCTGCGGTGCAGGGGTGGTAGAGTTGCCCCTACCACCCACACCGCCAGGTACTTAGGACAGGAAATCCTCGTCCAGGTCGGTTGCGAAGTCGGATGCCGCGGAGGACTTACCGCCCAGAGGCTCACCGTCACGAACCTTCTGGATGTTGCCCAGACCGCAGGCGATGCCACGATTGCCGTTGGAGTTGAAGGCATAGAAGTTCAGAGACACTCGGGCATAACAGCCGGAGTAGACTTCGGAGCGATCCAGGATACGGTTGACAGCGCGGTCAACGATTTCGGGAGGGGTCTGGCTGTTGGCGTTGATGAAGAAAGCGTTCCGATAGGCTTCGTCATCACGCTCCAGATCACCGTCACGCAGGGGCAGCTTCAGAGCAGCCTTGTTGGGGATCTTACCGCCGAACTTGGAGGCACCCTCCTGGATGGCGGCATCGACAGCTGCGTTGATGGCGTTCAGGGTCTTGGTGTCGCTCTTGGGGATGATGAGGGACACAGAATATTTGGGCTTGCTGCCGTTAATGGAAGCAGGCTCCCACACGTTAGCGTAGGACAGACGGACGGTGCCGGTAACCACCTTGGTGGCGTTTGCGTTAGTAGCCATAATTACATTTCCTCCGTAATATCAGTAAAGTCATTTTTTGCACCAATGGTTGTGATGGCCGGACGCTTGTCGGATGCAGGGACAAGGGTCGGCTTGCCCTGGGGCTTAACTACCAAGCCGCCAAGGACTTCTGCGAAGGTCTTTTTGCCCATGAGCCGCTCCATTTCGGTAATGGGAATCAGGCTCTTTTTGAAGATGTCGGTGTATCCAGCCTGGGTGGCGGCATCGATGACCGCCTGCTCATTGCCATATTTGCGGTTGCTCCGGGACTCCACCAGCTTGTAGCCATGCCAGACCTTGCCGTGGTTGATGGCGGCATCTTGGGCATAAGCCTGGATCTCCGAAGCCCACTTCGTAAGGTCATCCAGCTTGGAGAGGATGTCCTCGATCTCCGCGTCGGTGAGCAGAGGGGGCATAGCAAATTCGTACTGGGCAAGCTGCAACTTGGCTTCCGCTCTGGCGCGGCACTTTACCGCCGCCTTGCAGAAGGTACACCAGGGACCGGGGATATACTCGCCCTCGCCCTTGTAGGCCAGATCTGCCTTGGGGATAAGGGTGTTGTTTGCCCAGTCCAGCAGATCCGCTACGGAAATCCGCCAGGTGCTGACATTCTGTCGCCGGGGCTGATAGATGGTCATTGCCACCTCTTCGATGTCATACAGGGAATCGAAGATCCGCAGCGCTCCCAGGGCATACAGCATCATCTGGGGATTGTTTTCTGCTTCCACAAGGACACCCTGACCGTATTTCAGGTCGATGATGTGCAGTAGCTTATCCGCCACAATGAGGCAGTCGCCGGTGCCAAAGCCGTCCGGCACGTAGCAGGAAAAGTCCAGGCGTTGCTCAATGAGGATCAGGGGATCGGAGCAGGTCTGCCTGGCTTCTTCCAGGGCTTCCAGGATGAAGGCCACATAGTCATCTGTGTAGGCATCCATCTCGTCGCAGTCATATTCGCTGATGGGTTTCTTGGAACGCTTCTTCAGAGCCTTCCGCAGTTTGTGTTCTGCCAGAGCGTGGGCAGCGGTGCCCTCGGCGGCAGCGGTGGTCTCTCTGTCCTCAAACTCCTGCTCCAACCGGGCAGAGGGATTACAGTTGAGCCACCGATGGGAGGAGGATGCCGATAAGACGGCGTGCTTACCTGGTGGCATCACAGTTCCTCCGATTCTTTCATGAGAGCCTTATAATCCTTGGGATTGACTCCGGACAGCTTGGAAGCACCGAACTTTTCAATAAGCTGGCGTACCTTTTCTGTTTTGCCTTCCTGGCTTTTCACCGACAAAACAGCTCGCACTTGTTCCAAAGTCAGAGGAGGCTCGGCTTTTTTCTGTTCGACCGGGGGAGAACTGGCTTCTGCCGCCTTCCCGGAGAACATTTCGGTCAGGGCGCGGATGGCTTCATTGATTGTTGCCGCCGCTGTGCGCAGATCGCTGATCAGCATTTCCAAGTCGCTGATTCTGCCCATGGTGCTTGCCTCCTTCCGTATTCTTTTTTACTCTCATTGCCCGGTTCAGTTTCTGAGCCAGACGGGCTGCCACGATAATGAACTCCAGAAGAAGATCGGTTAGTTCTTCCTGGGCACTCATCGTGGGGGTTTCATACTCACGCATACATTCACCTCCCTGGAAGGAGCGGTCTTGGGATGCCCCTTACACCCCTCAACGGACATGAGGAATGCCGTTTGGAAATGAAACAGAAAAGTTTTTTAGAAAAAATCAGGAAATTCTTTTTCCAGGGTCTCCCGGAGCCGCATGAGGCGATGGGCAAAGGTTTTTCTGCCGACGCCGATTTCTTCGGCGATTGCGGTATCGGTCAAACCTTGCTGCCGGAGGGCACCAATCTGTAATGCCTGGGGCATCAGTTCCTCAATACGCAGGAACAACTGATCCAGATCGGCTTTCTGCGTAACGAGGTCCTCAATCAGAGGGGCGGTATCCTCTAATGCGTCCACCCAGGTGATTTCATCGCCGTCATCTTTGGAGATGTTCACATCCAGCGAGACCATGTCACCCTGTCGCCGGAAGGGGCAGGTATAGCAATCCATGTCACAGTCCAAGTGCTTGGAGGTCGGGCATACACAACGACCGTGCCGTTGCTGCTTTTTTCGGAAAGCGTCGATATCCCGGTAGTAATCCTTAAACTCCTGCTCGGTGCAGGGAATACGCTCGTTGGTCTGGCGAAGATGAATAGAATAGGTTTTTTCAGTCATATTGGGCTCCTTTCAGATTCGGGGGAATCCGT